AAACAGGTTTATATACTACTTTGATAAAAAAGAACGTGAGCGAATGCGTAAAAATTAATTTTATACCATGTTAGCAAATCGTTTTAATGTTTTACAACATCCCTGCAGGAGCTGTCATTGATGGCTCTTGCATATTGTTATATTTTTAACTTATATTTGTCATGTGGAATTCTGGAAGAAGCAAGCATATGATATGGCAAAGATCATCACCAACGGATCTCAGCTATCTTCTGACCTTGTCAGTCATGTATACATATTACTCTATCAGTTCACCATACCTGAAGATGAACTACCAAAAGCATTCTGGAGATATGCTCATAATCAATGGAACTGGAGAGAATCAGACTTCAACAAGAAATTTAAAACAACTGAAAAATTACTGGAACTTCCAGACAATATCTTCAGAGAAGAGAATGACGATATATCAGAGATGCAGAATGTACTTCTTGACTACCTGGAACTTCCTCCTCAAAATGATTCTGAATTGTTCTGTAAAGAGATAGTGAAGATGAGAATGATGGGCATGACATACAGAGACATCAAGAGAGAAACTAAAATAGAGCTAAGAATAATTTTTGAAGCAATACAACAATTCAAATATGATCTTTTTAATTATAACTATCAGCTTGATAGCTGTGGGAGCAGCAAAAGCAATGCAGACCTTTCCCCTGCCGGATTTTAAACCATTCAACTGTCAGAGCTGTTTGTCATTCTGGATAGCAGTGATGATCTTTCTGATTGCTAATCCATATTTGATAGCAGCAGCTTTCATCAGTTATCTATTGTCAGACTTAATTCTAATCTATGAAAATAAGTAAGGAACTACAATCTCAGATTGAGAGATACAATAAAACGAGATCCTTTGCACTCGGACAAGAACTGCTCTCTGAACTGGATGAACTATATCAAGCTCAGACTGATAAGAAACTAAATAAAAGATGTGGAACTTGTGTGAGAGATGCAATGAGAAGAATCAGCAACATTCAGCCAGAGCCACAAAAGAAAGTTGAGTTCTTGGGGGTGAGACAGCCATCATATGAGGAGATGACATTCAAGGAAGTAAAAGAGATAGCAAGAGCAAAAGGTCAGCATGGTAACTGGTCTAAGGATAAGATCATTGAATGGCTTCGTGAACAATAAAATATATAGAATAGTAAAGTCATATTATATTCAATGAATAAGCATAGACAGATAGATATTGAGGAGCTGCTTAATTTAGCAGATGAATATTGTGATGAATGTATGAACAATACAAAGACTCATGTATCAGGATCTGGAAAGGAAGTTCAAGTACTTGATAGGAAAGTTCCTACAATGAAATACTGGTCCCTACATTGGATGAAGAAAAAAGGATTTGATATATTTACAAGGCAGTACATTTATGATATTATCAAGAATGAAGCTCATCCTTTATCTGACACAATGAAAAAAATACGTGAACACTTTGATGCTGTCGCTGAGGATGTGGTCGCTAATGAAGGGAAAGGAATCTTCTATGCTAAGAATAGATTAGGTATGCATGATCGTCAACAAATTGAACAGAGACAAGTTGAACGGTTTGACTTTGATGAATGACAACAATAAAAGGATATAAGCCTCACGACAATCAGAGACTGATCCACAATAGCATCAATAAAGATCCTTATAAGTATTATGCTCTGAACATTGGTAGACAGTTTGGAAAGACAATGCTTGGTATCAATCAGATGTTATTCTGGGCCATCAATCATCCAGGCTGTAATATTGCTTGGGTGACTCCTGTCTATAAACAGAGTAAGAAGGTATTTGATGAGATGGAGAGAGTCACAAGATCAGCAGATCTATTTGACTTCAATAGATCAGACCTAACGATCAAGGGCTTTGATTCTCAGATTACATTCTTCTCCGGTGAGAGACCTGATAATATTCGAGGTAATACATTCGACTATCTGATAGTTGATGAGTTTGCTTTCTGTAGATCGGAGCTCTGGGATGAGGTCCTGTCAGCTACTGTCCTGGTCAAAGGTAAGAAGGTCCTGTTCATATCTACTCCAAAAGGGAAGAATCACTTTCACAGAATATCCCTTCAGCATAATTATGATAACAGATACAAGTATTTCCACTTTACTTCATTTGATAATCCTATGATTGATCATGCTGACCTTGAGGAAAGAAAGAGATCCCTTCCTGATCATGTGTTCAAACAGGAGTATCTTGCTGAGTTCATTGACAATGCATCAGGACTATTCAAAGATGTGAGAGCAGGAATAGGTGATCATCAGCCAAAGGGCAAAGCATATGCTGGTCTGGATATCGGGAGAGCAGATGACTACACTGTGTTAACTATCCTCAATGAATTAGGTGAGATGATCTATGTCAACAGATGGAGGCATGATGAATGGAACAAGATCATTGATAAGGTAGCAAAGCTCATCCAAGAATACAAAGCGACTACATTGATTGAAGTCAATAATCAAGGTGATGTATTCTATGAGATGCTCAGAGATAGATGCAGGAACTATATCCATCCCTTCACTACGACAAGCAAGAGCAAGCCGATATTGATTGAGGATCTTGCTGTGGCCTTCGAGCAGAATGATATAAAGATCAGAGGTGAACAATGGCTTATTGATGAGCTTGAGAATTTTACTTATATTTACAATCCATCAACAAGGTCAGTACAATACTCGGCTCCTGTTGGATTGCATGATGATGGGGTGATAAGTACAGCTCTCGCTTATCACTCATTGAAACATTATAGAGTTAAAGGAAAGTATCATATATTAAGATGAAAACAATAGAAGTATTAATCCCTCAATCAGTAAAGGAATGCACTCCTGATCAATTGACTAAGTGGATGATGATGATCCCTGTGATTGAAGCAGCAAAGGAGAACTTGACTAAGATGCTTGACTTCCAGGTGCAGCTCGTATCTTTATTCTCAGGACTCTCAGTCAATCAAGTAAAGAAGGCCCATGTTGATGATGTGGTGGATCTGAGCATGAAGTTACTTGATATGCTTAATGGATATGAATATCAGGAGCCAAAGAGTGAGATCACTGTTGAAGGAAAGAAGTATTTCTTTGAGAAGGACTTTGCTGGATATTCTACAGGACAGATCATTGACTTGAAGCTCATTGAAGATGTGAGTCAGAATCCATCTGAGGCACTTGCTATCTGTTATATTGAAGAGGATATGGATTACTGCCAGGAAGATGCAAGAGGGAAGATTATCAATCCCAATAAGAAGAGGGAGGAGATCTTCAAGAGATCCTTTCCCGGTGATGAGTTTCTGAACTTCTTCGCTTTTTTTTTCCGCTCATTAGAACAGCGGAAGCTCGCTATCTGGGGGATCAAGATGGCGAGGATGAAGATTCAGAAGGAGGAGATAATGAAGGAGCTATCAGAGACAGTGAATGGTTTACCTGGACAAAGATAATCCATTCCCTCAGCAAGGAGTTGAATAAGGATATTGATGAGATCACTGCCATGCCATATGTCAAGACTTTATTCTGGATGAACTATCTGAAATTAAAAACGGAACAAGATTACATATTATTAAAGCATGGCTGATTTAGACTTTCTTGATTCATTAGGGATAAGCAACGCAGACTTAAGTCAGCCTGAATCTGCTTATGAGAAATTTATCCTTGAGCTGGCTAATCAAGTCACTAAGGAATTCAGAGAATATACTCAGAAGAATGTTAACAATACAGGAGCATTAAGTCAGAGTATAGTATACTATCCTAATGGAGCATTGAGCTTTGAGGTACAAGCAGATCAATACTTCAAGTATCAGGATGAAGGAGTAAGTTCAATTGATGGAAATAAATATGATACTCCTTATTCTTTTAGTTTACCTTATGTTACTAAGAATCATGCTAAAGCAATACAGCAATGGAAAGGATATGACCTGAGCCATGCATATGCTTCAGCCTATGTGACAAAACACAAATACGGAATCAAGCCAAGAAACATTATAGAGAATGTTATGACTGAGGATGTATTGAAGAGAATATCCAATGATCTTGCAGAGGTCACTGGTTTGATGTTTGAAGTATCATTTACAAAGAATACGCAAAAATGGCAGTAACGATAATACAGGAGCCTCAACTATTTTCACCAGCATCTAATCCGCTGGTATTCACTTTCACAAGTGATCAGACTGCACAGGCCAACTTCAGCTATATCATTGAGCTGTATGTTAATGCTTCACTGCATTCTACTCATCAGGTATTCCCTGAGTCAGCTACA